GTAGCCCGTCGTACCAAAGCAAAAACCACCCGCAAAAAGCAAAGTATGGAAGAATTGCGCGCAAAAATTAAAGCTGGTGTTTGCCTCAAACAAATCGAGGATGCCGTCAAAGGCATGCAATTGATCGATACAGACGTTAAACAGCTAATCGTAGCCGCTAACAGCCTTGACAGCCAAACGTCCAATGTAGACCCATCCACGCCCCGAGAATCGCTATCGGTACTTAACCCGCAGGTAATAGCTGGACTAAATCTAAGACTGAAAGCCCTGAACAGTATCGCGGCGGTCAATCTCAGGCGGCTAAACAAGGTCATACCGGACTTGCAAGCCGTTGCCGTAGTGCAAGAGCTGCCAGACAGTCCTTTAGCCGACCTAGCGGCGGCTATCGCGTCCGGTGACGAAGCAGGTAACATCATCGACGGTGACGTGATCAAGGACAATCCAACGTGTGACTGATGCAGAGGCAATCATAGCGAGGTCAAGGATTGACCCGGTTTGGTTTTGCAAGTACGTCTTAAGGGTTGAGCTTGAGGTCTGGCAAGTCGAGATGATGGAGGCGGTTGCAGACCTCGACCGGATTAGACGTGGTATAAAAACAAAGTTCAATCACGATGGACGCAAGCGGTTTACGATTGTAAGCTGTCACCGTAGCGGCAAGACGTTCTACATTTGCTGTCTCATGATCTGGTTTCAGTTTACGCGACGTGGGAGGGTGCCATTAACGGCGATCAAAGAGGACACAATCACACGTCGTACATTGCCGACAATGCGCGAGATAGTCAGGGGTGCGCACCCTATCGTCGCCCAAGCCATTACGATCAAATTCAAACACGCATATTTTTTTAATGATCAAACGCACGACATCGTTGGTGAGACTGCAACCAACCCGGATGCGCTAGCAGGTTTCCATCACGCAAATTTAATGTTTGTGGTAGACGAAGCAAGCTCCATACCAGACCCAATGTTCTCAGTTATTTCAGGTGCTTTAGCGGGTGCAAACGCCATCCTCGTGATGATAGCTAATCCCACACGCACAGAGGGGTTTTTTTACGCAAGCCACAAAGATATCCGCACTGAAAAATACTATTATCGCAAGTCCATAGACCCGTTTACCGAAACAACTAGAGTCAGTCTAGAATGGATCGAAGAGATGCGAATCAGGTATGGCGAGAATTCGCCTATATACAAAATACGTGCTTTGGGAGAATTTGCAGAGTCGAGCGAAAACCAACTGATCAGTTTAGATTGGGTCAACGGGTCGCGTATGGGTGACGTGGTACCCGATGGCGGCAACCCAAGATTGATCGTAACGTCCGATGTAGGCGGCGGTGGCGTTGACAGCTCTGTTGTCATTGTTGCGCTAGAGTACCCGGCGTTCACACACTTTGTCAAGATGTACAGTTTTAACTTTCCGGGAGCAACCGCCGTTGCAGATTTACGCGAGGCCCTAACACACGTATGGGAGGAGCACAACGGCGACCCGCTAAACGGTGATTATTTTGTCATTGACAGTATTGGCATAGGGGATGGTGTCAGTGCCGAATTAGTCAAAGCTCAATATCCGGTAATCAGGTATAAGGGCGGATCACAATCAGACGACACCGAGGTGTGGCGCAATCGACGGGTGCAATCATATCTTTGCTTACGTGATGCACTACGCGATGGTCGAGTTAGATTCGATCCAAACTTTTGCGACGAAGGCCAATGGCTTGAGCTTGAGGCACAGATTGTAAGTATTCGCGCGGAACCGGGAACTGAAAAATGGGAGGATATCGAACTCAAGTCGAGGATGCTTGCACGAGGTATAAAATCACCGGATATCCCAGACGCGATGAGCATGGTATATGCCACACAAGAGCCTCATAATTCCGGCGGCAGTGCCGATATAGAGTTGATCGGCGAATTAGAATCATTCCACGAGGAATTTTAATGGGTGTTTTTGACAAGGTAAAACAGTACTTTAGTAGCGACACTCAGCCTAGTGAGCCTAGCGTGCAAATGGAGGATATTGCGTGGGGATCGAGCCGTATATACGCTAACGAACAATTTCCACAATACAACCCGGATGAATTGATAGGTCGCAAAGGCTATAAGATTTACCGGCAAATGATGCTTGACGAACAAGTTAAAGCAGTTACATTGTTTAGACTTAATTCGATCACAGGCCGAAAGCATTTTTTTAAAATGCCAAAGCACTCGACGCTAAGCCCAGAAGAGGCGGCGCGACGTATCCACATTTACAAAATGATTTTGATGCAAATGCCCGGCACATTTAAGACCGTTATGGATGGTATCATGTCGGCTATGCACATGGGGTTTTCGTTGACCGAACGTGTACATAAGCTCATCGATATCGACGGTAAAACTTACGTGGGTCTAAAATCACTTAAGACCAAACCACCAGAATCCTTTGAGCCATACTTTGACAAATTTGATAATCTAGTTAAGCTCAAGCAACATGTAGACGCAGGCGAGCAAGACCTGGACATTAACAATTTCATTCACCACGTAAACAATCGAAACGTACATTCGTTTTACGGCCAATCAGAAATACGTGAAGCATATCGCCCGTATTTTAGCAAAGACATAACCATACGTTTTCACAACATGTGGCTAGAAAGGATGGCGGCTGGATTCATTTGGGCGCAACCAGAAAAAGGTAGCACGCTAATAAAAGGCACACCAGAACATACAGCCTTGACTAGTGCGCTATCTTCTATTCGCAACCACACAAGCTTGATCATGCCCAAAGGCGTGACACTAAACGTCGAGCACCCAACCGATACGAAAGCATTTGAGTCTGCTATCGCAATGGATGACAAAGCCATTGCAAAAGCATTGTTAGTACCAAATCTTTTGGGTTTGTCAGAGCAAGGTAGCACGGGTTCTTTTGCGCAATCAAAAACACAACTAGAAGCTTTTTTGTGGGACTTAGACGCAGCGGCTGCGTACCTTGCAGAGACATTAAACGAGCAACTTTTTAACAAACTAGGCGAGGCAAATTTCGGCGATGGTGTGTACCCGATATTTGAATTCCAAAAATTATCCATCGAACAAGCTCAAACAATCATCACTCAATGGCGGGAATTGGCGCAAGCGAATATTGTCAAATCAACAGAAGAAGATGAGAATCTAATCCGCAACTACCTCGACATACCAGAACGAGAAATAACCAAAGAACCAGAAGAGGATACATCGACGATAACCGCCCCAGACTCAGCGCTTAATGGCGCTCAAGTTAAGTCTATGCTTGATGTAACTTTAGCGGTGGCAGCAGGCCAGTTGCCAAAAGACGCAGCAAAGCAATTACTTGTCGCGGCCTACCCTATATCTATAGCTATGGCTAAAGGTATTATCGAACCCATCGAAATTAAAGAAACCACCGAGGTGAAAAATGTTGAAGGACTTAAAAACGTTAATAGCAAAGCTGCCCAAAGCGGATCAAAAATTGATCAAAGCGACTCTGAAAAACGAGCGCAAGAAAGCGGCGGACAAGGCAACCAAGAAAATGGAAAAGGCGGCCTTGGCGCTAGCGATGGCGGGAGAAGAACCAGCCTCCAAAATAGCGAAAAAACCAACGCTGTACGCATGGGTCGCGAAGCTTTTAATCGGGATCAAACAGCGACCAATCAATGCAGCGAGCATAATCACAATGGCGAGTGCGTTAGGTCTACTTTTGACAGGTACGATCACGGTGGATCAAGCTATGACTATGTTGGTAGTCGGATAAACTTCGCAAAGCATACTCAATTGCGCCGTGTTCAATTCGCTGCGATTGATCGAGCAAGCAACCTAATCGGTCTATCGTACACCGACCAGCTAGGTAGTGAGTTGGCGAGTTTAACTGATGAGTTGATTGATAGCACCGTGACCGCGATGGATTTTGAAAACCCGGATATGGCGCTGGTGACTAAAGCAAAAGCTACCCCGTCGCGAAAGCGTGAGCTAAAATCGATAGCTAACAAAATGCTCAGAGAGGCATACGCGCTTGGACAAGATCACGCTAAGGCCGAAATAGATCGAGCCGCAAAAGACAATAAGCGGCTAATGTCTAAAGCTAACTTTGCGCATATCGAGGATCAAGCAGCTAAGTTTTATCGTGCGCAATCATTCATCATGGCCGGAAATATGTCGGATAAAGTAGAGGCAATTATCCGCAACGAAGTTATGCGCGGCATACAAAATACAAAATCGCAACAAGAAGTAACGCAAGCCATTTACGATCGTATGGTATCAGAGGGTCTGATACCGGCCAACGAAGTACCGGAAGGGTTTTTTAACGAGGCGATGCAAAACATCACCCCGCTTTATCGGCTCGAAACCATTGTGCGCAATGGCACATTCAGCTCGATCAATGAGGCTCGAAGTGATTACTTTGAAGACCCAGCACTTGATGGATTTGTCGAGGCGTACCAATACAGCGCCATCATTGATAGCGTAACCACAGTGATTTGCAATGAGTTAGGCGACCCGGAAACACCATTCATAAGATTGGTCGATGATCCGATTTGGAAAATATATCGACCGCAAAATCATCACAATTGTAGAGCATTGCTAATAGCCCTCATCAATGGCGATACGTACACCGTATCACCCAACGATCCAGTTAATATTCCACAAGTAGGTTTTGGCTAAGGAAATAAATATGGCATTGCACACGTATAAAGACGAAGTATTTGCAATCGGCAGTCATGAAGGCTTTGAAGCTACCCCGCAAGTGTTGCGTAATATAGTCAACAATTTCTCAGCACTACGAAATAATTTCCGTGTCCCGTTAAAGCTAGGTCACGATGACGATCAACCTTTGACGGACGGGCAACCTGCTATCGGGTGGGTGGATCGTCTTGAGCTTGACAACCAAGCAAGCCCAACCATCGTATTTGCGCATTATGTTGACATGCCAAAGATTGTTTTTATGGCAGTCAAGAACAAGATGTACAGATCACGATCAATCGAGTTAGAAGATCAATTGCGAGATGGTAAAGTCTACCGCAATGTACTTACCGCCGTGGCCCTATTAGGGTCTAAGCTGCCCCGCGTAGAAAAGTTATCTGACCTAGGTAAATACTTTGAGCACGGTGCCGATAATAAAATTGACCGAAACAAATTTGCAGTACCCGCCAAAGATGATGCATCCATCAAACGAAGCGGCAAGATAGTATTTAAAACTCAATCTATGGAGGGTGCCATTATGACACCAGAAGAAATTATAGCATTGCAGGCGGCTAACGTAAAAGCGGCCAACGATCTTGCAGCGTTGACAGCAAAAAACGCAGAGCTATCAAGCAAGGTAGAAAAGTTTGCAAGTGACGAAACAGCACGCGTGGCTCTAGAAGTCACAAATAAAATTGCATTTAAACGCAAAGAAGTTACTGACTTTTTGGAAAAAGCAGTAAAAGACGAAACCATTACACCAGCTAATCGAGACCTTTTTTCGAAAGTTCTCGGCGTGGGTGATGATGACATGGTTGTTAAAATCGAAATGAAAGACGTTGAGGCTATGATAGGTGGTAGCAATAAAACGACTTTTAGTAAATCAGAAACAGCGGACGGTGTAGGTGCTGGTGAAGAAAGTGACGACCCAGCGGTAGTACTATCCAACAAGGTTTTTTCGCATATGGAAAAATCAGGGGTCAGTGATTTTAACCAAGCGCTGCACATTGTCATGCGAGCAAATCCAAAGTTAGCTGGCGAATACGTCACAGCTAATGGAACAATTGAGTAAGGGGTGGTGGTATGATTAAAGGACGCACAGAGACTATAACAGTCGTATCGGCGACTGACTTTAGCACCGAGGCTTTACAGTATCTTATTGTGACTGCAAGTGGTGCAATCGCCGCGAACAGCAATACCGCTGCTGGTGTTGGTGTTGACCGTGTTCGCTCAGGCGAACATATGACATTAGATTGGTCGGGCCATATGAAAGCCCGTGCAGGTGCTGCCGTAGTACTTAACGTAGGTGTTAAAGTTACTACCAGCGGATATCTTATCAACGTCACAAGTGGCGACGGTAACGTGCCGGTAGGCATGCCGTTGGTTGCAGTAGCATCCGGCGATATGTTTGAGTTCACAGGCAATTTTGCCAATGCACGCGCCGAAGTAGCGTAAGGGGGAAATATGAAAACACGATTTTCTGCAACTGGTCGAGGTTTGCATGTTGACCAACTGATTACAAATATGGCACTGGGTTATACCCCACGCGTGGGAATTGGCGACATGCTTTTCCCAATGGTACAAGTGCAAAAGCAATCTGACCACTATGTAATTTTTGAGTCAGACGATTTGCTACGCACTGAAAATGCGTTGCGCTCGCCCAACAAGGAAGCTAATTTGATTGAGCGCTCAGTCTCAAGCGGTACGTACTACTGCGAAAACAGAGCGTTAAAAATGGCTTTGACAATTGAGGATCGAGTTACAAGTGATCCGATTTTTGTACAAACATTAATCAACGGTCGAGCGCAATACATCCTTGATAAATTGTCGCTTGATTGGGAGCAACGTATTGCTGCGTTAGTAACCAACCCTGCTAACCTTGGTGGTAGTGCCACGGTCAACTCGGCTTGGACTGACCTAAACAACTCTGACGCAATGAATGATCTTTGGTCGGCAATCTACGCCGCTGAAGATTTAAAAGGTTATCGACCAAACTCAGTTGCTATGGGTGCAACTGCGTGGCGGAACTTTCGCCGCAATGTAGGTATGCGCGACATCATCAACGGCAACGGCAATGGTGGTGGTAACACTACCATGGAGCAAGTGCGAAACTTGTTTGGCCTTGAGCGGTTTAATGTTGGCGAGTCGTTTATCAACACGGCAAACGAAACCAAAAGCGAAGTACTTACCCGCGTATGGGGCGACGATGTATTGGTTTATTTTGCGCCGATGGCTCCTAGCTTGGATCAACCTTCGTTCGGCTATTCGTTCCGTTGGTCTGCACCTGGCTTGGCTAACATGACGGTCGAGCGCCACCCTTATGACACCAAGAAAAAGTCTGAGGAAATTGAGGTTGGTTACTACCAAGATGAGCGGATTGTAGGGTCGGCTTACGGCTACCTTATTCAAGCCG